TACGCCGCCAGCACCGGGAAACATACTCCCAGTATTTATGTACGACCCAGTCCAACCAATGTTGGCCCCGGCCCCAAGGCTACTTGTTCTATAAACTGTTGCTACGGGCTGAAACGGTTTACGTACGCGCCCACTAGCGTCAATGCTCATGCGCTCAGTGCTGGACGTGCGGAAACTTACCGTCGTATTACTGTTATAAATAGGCGCGTTCGTGATGTTCGTGATCGTTGGGTTCGGATAGGTTCCAGTAAGATCTCCACCAGCAGCTCCCGTAAGAGTCGTGCCTGCATAACCAGTTACGGTATCCGCAATAGCCTTGATGATGTAATTCGTGATAATCGTTGGCTGAACGGTATTAACAACAGGCGCAGCGTTAGCACTCATTCCGCTCGTCTGTCCATACACAGGCGTGTAATGGTTAAAAGCATTGCCTGTTCCCAAATATCCGCCAGCAATAGCGTAAGTAGACGTTCCAGATCCGGGGCCGGTAACGCCTCCAGCGATATAACCAATACTGTCAACACGACTATTTACGGCACCAATGGCAGCCGCTATATTCCCGCCTTGGCCTTGTCCATAGTGAACATGGTCAAGGCTTAAAGTCCGATTCTGCAGACCACCATTAGCGCCAAGCAGTACACCATTAACCGCACTGCCGGCGGTAGTTAGCCGGTTCTGCGCCGTGCCGCCCATGTCGTCGCGACCAGCAGCAACTCGACCACGAAGATCAGGCACTTGGAAGTTCGTATTATTCGTACCACCATACTGATTCCCAATCACGCCATACAACGCCGCATACTCTGGGCTAGTCACCGCATTAAGAGCCTGCCCAGCGCAAAACAACCAGCCAGCAGGCGTAGACAAACCCGTACCAGCATACGGAACAATCGTACCCACCGGAGTAAGAACCGCACCACTACCCGTACCAGTAACCCACGCCGTCCCATCCCAAAAATACGTAAGCTTAGTGTCAGTCTCAAAAATCATCTGACCCTGCACAGGATCAGCAGGACGACGAGTAGACAAACACGAAATCGCACCAGTAGCCAACTGCTTCTGAAGCGAAGAAATATTCGAGTTCATCACAGCCTGAGCCAACGGCCCCGTATCCCCCAACCCGAACCGAATCTGCTCAACCTGGTTATGCGTCAAAGACTCTTGACGATCAAGCGGAATGACACGCGGATCAGGAGGCTCAGCAATCGGCTTTATCGAAGGCATCGCCGGCGAATCAAAATCCTTAGCCACTAGACAACTCGACCCGGGCGCAACTGATTAAATCCGTTCGTAACCTCAAACATAGAAAAAGACGTTGGAAAACCAGCAGTAGAAATCGTATACGTCACAGCTTGACTAAGGCTCTGATGATCAAACCGGCTAACGCCAGCAGACGTACTCGTAGGAGTAATAGAACCAATAGTAGACGAGCCACCAGTAGCGTCAAGCCCCTTCGTCACGTTAACCACAAACGCTCCGTTGCTCGCCCCCGGATACAAGAAAGCAGAAGGATACGTCGTCGCATTAGGATACGTAGACAACCCAGGAGAAACATCGTACGTCAATAGCGTATGCCGATACCTACGCTTCTGCGCAGGATCACCATCAGTATACGCGCGAGTAGTGATCGTAGAATTAATGCGCTGACCATCCGCATCCGTCGAACCCTCAATCGGAACCACAACAGGGTCAATGCGAATTACTCGATCAAACCCAGCAGAAGCCGTAGACGTTCCCTGCTTAATTGCGTAAATACGATTCGTAGTCTGATCAGCGTCACTCGTAGACGAAGCAATTTCCAACTGTCCAGAAGTAACCCTTGTCCAACCAAACTGGCTACGAAGATCACACAAGTACCCGCCCGTAGGCAAACTAATGTAGTAATGCGAATCATTAATGTTTGCCGAACCATACACAACCCCAAACGATCCGCCAGCGCCAAACACGCCATCCCCATCAAAAGTCGAAGCGTCAAACGTAAACGTGTTAGATGCCGACGCGAAATTACCCCAAGAATTAGCAATCTTCTTAGTCATCGTATTCACAAGAGCAGAACCATCAGTCAAATACACGCCATCAGAAGACGCGAACATCACACCCGCGCTTGTACGCTGAATGCTCTTAGCCGACAAACAACCAACCTGCTGAGAGAACGCTCGAATGTTCGCCGTAATACCACCACGACTCAAGCTCGCATTAGTAGCGCCACCCGACTGCGTAAGCAGATAACCACTTAGCATCACACAATTCTTCGATCCAAGAACCAGCATGTTGCCAGAACCAATCGGGACAAGACCAACGATCTGCTCAATATCTTGAACATCAATATAATTAAGCGCCGGAAAACCAGCGCGCGTAGCCTGGACTAAGCCATCACAATTCGCAACAGTTGTGTCCCCAGCTTCGCGAACACTCCAAACAATACGGTTCGGGTGAGACTGCACGTTGCCACTTGTCGCATCAGTGATCGACACGTTGCCCATAAGGATGCGCGAATCACCACCACTAGAGAACACGCCGGCGCAACCAGCACTAGAAATATACTGTCCATCGTTTCGCGTTCCAACCTGCGGGAGGACGGGATAGTAATTGATACTTGTGTACGTCGTTACGGCTACGCCCGTGCGTGGATTGATCGGGGCCGGGTCAACAGTGATAGTTGATCCGCCAGCCGCAACGACTCGACCCGTGTACTCGTCAGTCCCCCCATTTGAAAGGAATACGAAACCACCAATCTTGATTGATGCTACGGCAGCAGCCCCAACAATAATCTGATTATTGCCAGCAGACGTAGTAATCGACACGCCGCTAGCTGCGTACGTTTCAAAGGACTCTTGAAAGTCAGCGCCGCCGCACCAAGCCATAACGCCAGACCCGGTAATGGGGAAAACAATCGAGTCACCATAAATAGAGTACGAGTCTACGTTTGAACCAGAAATCGTACTGTTGTACTGGTACATCGTTTTAGGGTCAGACGAGAACTCCATAGACCCAAACTGGAGAGCGCCAGCAGCAAGCCCAACCGTATAAAGGCGGCTGCGCCCATCAGGACTGGCGCTTTTCTGCGCACCAATCTCAACAGGCGCAAGGCTTGTCTGCTTGTCTAGCGCGCTAATTGATGGGCCGCGCTGAGCGAGAGAACCAGAGTTCGTAATGACAATGTTCTCAGCATCATAGACAGCGCCCTCGGGAATCAGGTGGCGCGGAACGTCACTAACAATGCCACTAAAAAAGTTAGCGTGGCTTGCGTACTGAACAGTACCGGCCATGCGCTAGCCCTGCCGCTGAGTAAACGAGTAATACGTCGAAGGATCGTGGAACGGGCGACGCGGATTCCGCAAGTAACCCGTCTGAATCGTTCGCGCCGTGCGGCCCTGGCGACGACCAAGCCACTTCTGGAAGCGATCCATTCCGAGAATAAACTTTGTATCCAGCGCGCTGCTGAGATTCTGATCTTCGCCAACCGCATCAGCAAGCCGAGAAGCAGCAGCAATCGTAATCAGCCAATGCCACTGCGAAGGAATGTCCGTAGGAATATCCCCATCCGCAACAAGACTAGCCGGAGCCTTCGAGTAATAGACCTTCAGAATGTCACCCGTCTGCTGCGGCGTCGGCCACAACCGGATCTGATCAAGGCCCAAGAAAGCGTACTGTCGAGTAGCGCCAATCGGATTCGTCGCATTCAACGCGAGAATCTCATCCGCACTTGTCGGCTGCAAGATGTACGAGTACGTCGAGCCAAGCGCAAGATACTCAAGATACTGAAGCGCGCCAAAGTCAGAAATCGACCAATCGGACGAAATATCGTACACCGACTGGCCCATCACCAGAGGCGCGTCGACCTGTCCAACGCGAAGCTGCGCGCCAACGACGATATCTACAAGCGCATCGTTTACGTGCAGGCCAGCCTCAGTATCATCATCATTCAGTGCAAGGTTCTGCGCGCGCTGCTTTAGCTGGGCAAACGTAGCCACTACTCGTCCATGCCTTTCGGACGAAGCGGGTCAAGGCCACGATGCATAATCTCATGCATCCGATCATTAACCTCACTAGCGCACGTAGGACAAAGACCATTAGCGACCATCCGCATCACATCATCCTTCGTCCGCATCGGCTCCCATTCGTGAGCAATCGGCTTGAAGTCGCGCATGTTCTCAATACACGGACGCGCCGGGAACACGCTTAGGCAAACGCCACACGCCATGCCCTTAGCAAGCCGTTCAGCATCGTCGTACTGATTAGCGCCATGCAAATGCCAGTTAATGCTGCGCTTCGGCTCGCCCGATTCTAGGTCGTAAGTCTCTTCGGCGTGCGCCGTAATTGGCGTGCGCCACGATTGGATCTGTGCGGTACTCATGCTAGTGCTGTAGTATAACGCCTCTGCAACGACTCATTGCAAACAAGGCGGTTTTGTTTCACATGAAACATACTACGACGAATCATACGCTTCCGTTCCGACTCGTCACGAAGAAGGCCAAGTACCGCGTCAGTAAACCCATCGGCATTATCGGCGCGAATAATCGAGTCGTCTGGCACAAGCTTGTACGCCTCCACTCCGCTGGCAACAAGAGCAGCACCACTCATCGTGAACTCAAGCCACTTCAAATCACTCTTGCATCGAGTGACATCATTATCAATCACTGGCGCTAAGCCAATACTCCAGCGCGTAAGGATACGCCGATACGCTGCGACACTCGGAGTAAACGAAAAGTGTGTATAAGCGAAGTCCCACCCAGGGTCTAAGCCAACGATTTGAACGTCAGCTCCAGACGCGCTTGCTTTGCGTAGCGCATCTTCTACGAGGTGCGTGTGATCATAATGATTCGCGCTCAACACGCACCCAACGATGCGGCGCTTCTTGCTTGCCTTGGGCCAATCCAGCGGGTCGCACGTATTCTCGCAAACAATCGTATTAGGATTGACCAGTTTGTACACTTCTCCCAACGCTGGCGTCGCACAAATAACATAGTCGGCCTCTTCGACCATGCGCTTATGCGACTCTTGTCGTTCGCCCCACGCCGCGCCATTCTTATCGTTGTACCGACCAACAACGCTAGCCAAGTCGGGCGACAAGTAATTATCATCCACATCAATAACGCGCTTCTTCTCTAGTCGAGCGCCAAGATCCCAATACACTTGCGCATCACTATTCGGATACTGATACACCCACGCTGGCGCTTCATGCTCATCCTTTGCATCCCACGTCGAACGCACCACGCCACCAGCAGTGCGCGACGCAAGATCACACCGCACATACGCCGTCCCATCGTACTTCCACTGATAGAACACGCCACTAACCGCGTCGCGCTCCTCATACGGAGCAAGATCCCTGATAGACAAGCCAAGCTCGGACGCGCCACGAAATGTCTGCTGATTCAAACCCTTGACGCGCTGACGATACCCGTAACGAGCAAGCGGAGCGGGAGCAAGGCGATACCCCGCACTAGCAAGACGATACGAGAAATCCCAATCCTCGATAACCTTGTCTTGATACCCGCCAACGGCAAGCGCCACGCTCGTTTTAATCAGCATTACGCCACACACATTCGAGTCTTGGATACGAAGCTTTGACCACGGCTCGGCGGGAAAGCGGAACCTGCGCTCGCCAAAGCCAAGCATCCACGGATACGCACCATCATGATCAATGGCTGCTTCCCACAAGCGCCACAACGTATCCTCGTCAACCACATCATCAGCGCCCATGATGAACACGTATCGAGTTTTTACGCTAGCCAACGCAGCGTTGAAAGCACTAGCCATCTCATGCTTTCCCGCATTCTGAGCGATGATGATTCTAACGCCTCTAGGGAGCGATCTAAGAGCCTCGCGTAGTAACCCTTCGTCTTGCCCATGCCAAGGCATCACGACCGTTACGTGGCGACGCACGG